CAGTAGGTGAGTTTGCTGACAAAGTAGCAAGCACTGTGGGATCGGCGGTTGGAACTGTTCAACGTGCCGCTAGAGAAATTCCAAAACAGTTACAGCAAAAGGCAAAAAATGTTGCTGGAAGTTATGAATATGCGCGTCAAAATGCGGATAATAATTCTTCTTCGGGATCAACTAATGCACCTAGAAGTAGAGAGTTTTCTCACGGTGGTAAAGCAGGTATGAAAAATCCTGGTCCAAACTTTGGCCGTTGATACTAGAAGATAATAAAATTTATATAACTCAAAGCATCCTCTTGACAGGGTGCTTTTTTATGAGTAGAATAGGTTTGTTCCCGTTAAAGATAAATAATAGCTCTATAAGATTATTAAATGAGCTATGAGAACCCATGGAAATTCAATGGGGAAATATTTGAATCAGATCATATAGAAGATTATTTCGGATTTGTATATCATATTCATTCTAAGATCACCGGTAGAAGTTACATAGGACGCAAATACCTGTGGTCGTTCAGAACTCCCCCCGGTAAAAAAAGAAAGGTTAAATCAGAGTCTGATTGGAAAAAGTATTATGGATCTTGTCCAGAACTTAAAGAGGATGTAATAAAATACGGTAAAGAATGTTTTGAAAGAAAAATAATATCATTACATAAGACTAAAGGTAAGTGTAATTTTGAAGAAACACGACAACTTTTCCTAAATAATGTACTGACCGAAGCACTTGACTCTGGGGTTCCTGCGTACTATAATAGTAACATACTCTCCAGATACTTTAGGAAGGATTATTTTGATGGTTACCTTGGAACAAACCCTTCGGACTTCACATGATTGGGCAGTTGATCGTATTCATTCGCTCTGTGAACAAAAGGACTATGAAGATGCTCAGGCAATTCAATCAGAGTTTAGTGAATGGTTGAATCCAGATATTTCTGATCATGATATTTTTTCATTAGAATTTATAGGAGAAGAAAATGACTTTAGATCTTCATAACTTTTTTAAGTATTATGATGATAAGAATTCAAACCATGCAGCAGCAGTTCAATGGTTGGAGGACAACCTTCCTGCCCAATTCATGGACGATTCTGAAACTGAATGGATAGGAATATTCAGAACAAAACCCCCAACTCCATCAGTATTGGCGGTTCCTTACTTTAATCAAGTAGACAACTACAGAGATGCACAAAGAACTTGCAACTCTTCGTCGTGTGCTATGTGCCTTGCTTTCCTCAAACCTGGAAGCATTAAAGGTGATGATGAGTATGTTAAGAAAGTATTTGTAATTGGTGATACAACAGATCATGCGGTTCAGACCCGTGTTCTGCAAGGTTATGGCGTTAAGTCACACTTTAGTTACAATCTTTCTTTCTCTGATATTGATAAGAGTTTGGATGCTGGCAAACCCGTTGTTATTGGTATTCTTCACAGGGGTTCTCTTTCTGCACCTACTGGTGGCCACATGTGTGTAGTCATTGGTAAGACACCAGATGGTAAAGGATATTATGTTAACGATCCTTATGGTTCGTTAAATGATAACTATACTGGACCAGTAGAAAATGGTAAGAAGACCATTTATACCAAAGCAGTTCTTAAGCATCGTTGGGCACCTACCGGGTCCGATGGATGGGGTCGCATTTTCAATTAATACATAAGGAGAAACCCAATGGCAAGAATAGATTTACACAACTTCTTCAAGTTTTATGACGAGAAGAATCCCAATCATATTAAAGCAGTTCAATGGTTAGAAGATAACTTACCTGTTAAGTATCTTGAAGATAATGTAGATTGGGCGGAGATATACAGAGGAAAAAAGGGAAGTGCGGTAACTGCGGTTGCCGCTAGTCCTATCGCTCCCGTAGTAGGTGGTGACATGCCTATGACTGGTCTCAAACTTATCAAAGAGTTTGAAGGATGTCATCTCAAAGCATACCCAGATCCTCTCTCAGGTGGGCTTCCAATCACCATAGGTTGGGGAACTACCCGTAAGAATGATGGATCACCATTCCATATGGGTGATACAATCACTCAAGCAGAAGCAGATGAACTTTTGATTGCTCAATGTAAGAAAGAATTTCTTCCATCACTTCGTAAAATCCCACATTGGGGTCAAATGTCTGACGGCAAAAGAGGAGCACTTCTCTCCTTTGCTTATAATCTTGGTGCTGGTTTTTATGGTAGTGGTGATTTTAATACTATCACCAAGCGTCTGAAGAATAAAGAATGGGATTTAGTTCCCGATGCGCTTTACTTATACAGAAATCCTGGGTCTAATGTAGAAGCAGGACTTGCTCGTAGAAGAAAAGCAGAAGGTGAATCTTGGAAAAAAGGATAACCTATCAAACTAACAAAAATGAACAACAAAAAGGAAAATGGTATGGGACAATTAATTCGTGTTGTGATTTTGAGTTGGTCTGCCGCACTACTTACTGCAAGTTATGCCGGTATGTTTGCTAAAATGGATCCCACATTCATTGCTACAGTATTCACTGCTTCTGCTGCCACTTTTGGTATTAATACAATGAAGAAAAGTGGGGGGGATGATGAAGATGAAAAAAAGGAACTTCCAAGAACTGAGACAGTTGTAGAACCTCCTGTTTCATTAGAATCACCGGTTTCAACAATTGCTGAAACAACAGCATCTCTTGAAGAAAGAGTTGAGGTTCTGGAAGGTCAAGTTCAACCACGTACAACTGGGGTATAATGGCAAAATCAGTAAACAAAGGTAAGAAAGGTTCTAATGGTTCTAAACAGAACCAAGGGAATGCTACAGCAAAGAAGGCAAAGAATGGTGGAAAGAAAAAATGAGGACTTATGGCACGAGAGTGGGATACTCCTAAACGTGAGTGTTGGAATAAACCAATACATCAAATACTTAAAGCAATAGATAATCACACCCGTCTTCATTTGGAGACGGGTGATTTTTGGCATGAGGAACAGGCACAGATACTTAGAACATACGTTAAAGAATTAAAAGTTTTTATACATAAAGAAGAGGGAAGAGAATGACTGATCCAGTTTGGTCTGTGAATATTATGGTTGCTATCCTATTGGCACTTACAATAGGATACATTTTATACATATTTAAATTAGCAAAAGAAGAATGAAACAATTAGCATTGGGTTTATCAATTTTAAGTTTGAGTATTAGTGGAGCACTGTGTTATGGTGCTTATACAACTTATCAAAAAGCACAGAAGATTTTAGATAACCCAGAAGAGTTTGTGGGTGCTGTTGTAGAGAAGCAAGTTCAGAAAGCATTTGAGAAACTACCTGTTCCTAAACTAAATATTAAGGAATTTAAGTTACCTTTCTAATGGATAAAGATCCTTATATTTACAGAGTAAAGAAAGTAATCAAAGTAGTTGATGGGGACACAATAGATGCGGACATTGATCTTGGTTTCGATATTTCTCTTACTAAGCGAGTACGCCTTAGTGGTGTTGATACTCCAGAGAGCAGGACTACAGATCTCAAAGAAAAAAAACTTGGACTTGAATCAAAAGAATGGCTCAAACACAAATTAGAGTTTTCTAAAGATGTTTTAATCAAAACCGAACTTCCAGATAGTACCGAAAAATATGGTAGAATTCTTGGTAATTTGTATGTAAATAATGAAGAATTATCACTCAATCAACAAATGATTGACGAAGGATATGCTCTTGCGTATGATGGTGGTACAAAAGATATGGATTTAGAATTACTCTTGTCTAGAAGAAAGAATTAAGTTGAAATAAATACTCGATAAAAGTATCATAACGATACTAAACTAAATATCAAACACTATCCTTCACTGTATAAATATGAGCGAAAAAGTATTAGGACTTCCTAGTAAAGTTTGCCCCAAGTGTGGGGCTTGTTGGATTGGAGGTCAGCACTATTGGTCAGGTACAGGAAATAAAGGCAATGAATTAGATCTTGCCGGATTAGTTTGTAATAATTTGGAAGATATAACAGAATGTATAAATCCTCTTAGAGGTGAACATGGGGGAGACACCTGGGCGAAGAGATTAACAAAACTGGAGGACTTTGATGTAGAACTGTCAAAACAAAATAGAGAGAGAGAATGAAGATTCATTCTTTATTATAAAACTCTTTATATTGCTTGAGTTTCTCTATTTTCTTTTCTTTTGCTAATACTTTAGAAACCTTCTTAAGTTCTTGTTCGTAAGCAAAGTATATCTGAAGTTCATAAGGAGTAAGGTCTCTGTTGAGAAGTTTCTTACCTCTTACAAATAGTTGATTGAAGATAGGTTTCATTTTACCTACCATCCATTCCACCAAAGATTTACCAATAAGAGCCGCAGCAACAGAAGCAGTAGCAGTGGTGCCAGCAAGAATAACCTGTTCTCTTGGAGGTATTGGAACTTGCCCGATGAATGGTACTTCAATTACAGGAACTCCAAGATTAGTGTTTACTGGTAGTATCGCATCTTCACTTGATTTATTTTCTTGAGGTAATACTTGTTGAATTTGAGGAGGTAGTATAGGTGGGGGACTATCAGGAAGACCTCTAGATTTCTCTTGCTTCTCATCCTCCTGTGCCTTCTTCTCTGCTCTCACTGCTGCATCAAACTCTTCCTGTGTAGGAA